AACCATGACTGGAACATGCCTCTTGCCCGTGTGGGTAAGGGACTTGAGCTCTCAGTCGATGAGGTTGGACTTCGGTACCGTTTTGAGCTCGGTGAGCAGTCCTACGCCAAGGACCTCGCAGAGAACATTCGAATGGGCAACGTGTCTACCAGTTCCTTCGGGTTCACGGTATCTGATGACGAATGGGAACGTCGTGACGGTATGAACTTGAGAACTATTAATTCTGTTGGCACGTTATTCGACGTTTCTCCAACTACACAAGGAGCGTATCCAACCACCGAGGTTGCTATCCGTTCTATGGAAGCTGCCCTCACTGAGGAGCCAGTTGTAGCTGAGGAAGTTGTTGAAGAGCCTGTTGCAGAGGTCGTTGAGGAGGTCGTTACTGAAGAGGTTGCCGAAGAGGTGGTCGAAGAGGAACGAGCTTACGAAGAAGCTCCTAAGGAGGACGAAGAAGACAAAGAGTCTGAAGAGTCTGACGAGGAGGAAGAAGAAGCTGCTGAAGAGCGCACCGAAGAGGTCGCTGTAGAAGAAGCTGTCGCAGAAGACGCTCCCGCTGTTGAAGAGGAGGAACAAATCGAAACAATTTTAAACTCTGAGCCTGAGGCTCGAAACACAAATCCAACTATGGAAAATTCAAACATCGCTACACCTGCTGTAGTACAAAACTTGGGCGACTCTGAGGCCCGCGCTGCGAAAGACTTCTCTTTCGGAAAGCTCATCAAGGAGGCTGCTAAGGGTAACGTAACTGGACTCGAAGCTGAAATGACACAAGAGGGAAACAATGAGATGCGAAACAGCGGCGTAAACGTTGCTGGTGGATTCAACATCCCATCTGCTGTTCTTCGTTCTATGGGTACTGCTGGTGTAGGTTCTGGTTCTACTGACTTCGGTGGTGGAATTGGTAAACAAGACATGGGTATCGTTGAGAACTACGCTCCTGCAGATATCGCTGCTAAGCTCGGTGTTCGAAACCTTACTGGATTGTCTGGAAACGTTGCTATGCAAGTTCAAGCTAACTTGGTAGGTGCTGACGGTGCTAAAGGTGAAGGTGTATTGATGGCTGAAGAGCTGCCAACTTTCGCAGAGCGCATTTTGGAACCAACTCGTAACGCTGCACACGTAGGTGTAACTCAGCAGATGTTGGCTCAGTCTGGAGACGACATGTCTGCTTTCATCCAAATGGACATCCGTCGCGCTTTGGACAAGGTTTTCAACGCACAGATTCTCTCTGAGATTGCTACTGAAGACTCTACTATGGCTTACGCTACTAACAACCCACTCGACGTTGAGGCTGCTTTGTTGGCTTTGGACGTAGACTTGGACAACGTTGTTGCTATCTCTGCTGCTAACGCTTACCGCACAATGCGTGCTTTGAGCTTTGACGCTGGTTCTGGTGACTTGTTCGCTGGTAGCCCATTAGCTCGTACGTCTATCGCTGGATATGATACTGTTGTTTCTAGCCAAGCTACTAGCCAGACTATCTCTTTCTTCGACAAGACTCAATTGGTTACGGCCCAGTGGGGAGGATTAAACTTGATTGTTGACCCTTACACTGATGCTGCTAAAGGAGTTGTTCGAATCATTGCTAACGAGTACCGTGATGTACAGGCGTTGCAGGAAGGTTCATTCAAGACTTTGACTGGCGTAAGCTAATAAGTCTTAGTATAATATATAGGGAAGGGGGGACGCTACAGTCCCCCTATTTCTCTCTTCAGGGAGTCCTCAAAGGAGAGGCCGTGCTTCGTATGCTGCACGTATTCGTTCGACCCGAATTACTCCCTCTACATTAACACGACTAACTATGAAAATAAATAAGAACAGCAACTTCTATCCCGAGGACATGGTTCCTTACTCGATAGTGCGTGACCACTTGCGTTACGATTTCGGAGACGCTGAGGAGCTAGTTAAGTCGTATGTTGCTTCTGCATGTGATTACATGGAGACGCTCACCAACCGAGTATTTAGTTCTACTACACCCGAACAGCACGAGACTGCTGAGGACACGTTTAACGCCGCTCCTGCTGCTTTAAACGGTTCTGCGGTAGTCTACCTTGACAAAGCTGACGTTCTGTCCATACAGAGCCTTAGAAACGTTACAGGAGATTGGACTGTAGTTAGCAAAGAGTACTTGGACGAGACAGGAACATACGTCACCCTCTCAGATACAAAGGCGCGTGTACGAAACACGGGCTACCCAATTCAGATTGATTTCACAGACATCGAGGTGCCTACTGACATCAACACTGACCAAGACTATGACCTCTACCGCGTCACACTCTCAGGAGGCGACAACGTAAAGGATTTGCCACGGCAATACCGACAAGCTATGTTACTCTTAGTGGGTCACTACGATTCACAGCGTGAGGCAGAATACGTCGGCGGACTTACAACAGAAATTAAAGAAGGTGTTCAGCGATTGCTGGCCACTGTAAAAGTATATTAAAATGGGCAAACTCCAATTAGGTAAATTACAGCACAAAGTCAGCTTCTACCGCGATGCCGTCACTATTGACGCGACTTCAGGTGAGCAGATTGAGGAGGTGCAGACTATCAAAGAAAACCGTTGGGGGAGTGTCAAGTACATTGGTTCACCATCTGCTGGTTCCTCTGAGGAAGAGATTAACGAGCAGCGCACTGGTAAGATTAAGATTGAGGTGGTATGCCGCTTCTTCTCTGGACTAAGGTTCGAAGACTGGATTCAGTTCGAGGGCGGGAAATTCCGTATCTACTCCATACAAACCTTGGGACGTAATGAGGGCTACTCTTTGCGTGCTGAGTTGAGAGATGACGATACGCCTGCGCTACCTACAGGGGCTATCCTAGACGCTAGCGCTCAGGTTCCAGCTACTACTTTGACACCGCTCATAGACCTCACTGCTGAGGACATTGAGACACTCAACCATTTTCGCTACGACCCGAACACAGACCAGCTAGTTGCTGACCGTGCGATTGAGACCACATTGAACTCTCTATTCCTTGGAGACCAACACAAGATGAG